TCAGAACGACCGGGCTGCGCGAGCAGCTGCAGCACGGGCCGTCTGGCGCTCGACGCGGTGCACGACGAGCGGGAACGCGGCCACGGCGTCGGCCGCCCGCACGACCTGCAGGAGCCGCTGCTGGTAGCGGACCGGCGTGAGGCCCAGCTGCCGGCGCATGGCCTCGTGCTTCGCCCCGTCGTTCCGCGGGTGCAGCTCCTCGAACCGGAGCAGGGCCTCGTCGTCTCTCGTCATCTGCGAGCAGTCTCCCTCCGACCACCGACACCCGAACTCGGGCTGGCGCCGTCGGCGGCCCGACCTAGGATCGAGAGCAACACCACCAGGGGGAACCATGCGATCGACCATCCTCGCCACCGCGGCGGCCTTGACCATGCTCGCTCTCGCCGGCTGCTCGAGCGCCGAGTCCGCGGCAGCACCGACGCCCACGGCCACGAAGGAGCTGTCGACGCTGTACGGCGCCCTGCGCGACTGCAACCTCTCGGCCGCGACCCCCGGCTTCACCCTCGGCGACGCAGAGATGAGCCTCGTCATCGACACCGCAGGTGACGACGACGCCCCGCAGCTCGACGCGAAGTACGAGGACGCGCTCTGTGTCCTCGAGGCGCTCGACGTGCCCGACGCCACCCTGAACCTGATCCAGACCACGCGAGCTCTCGACGGCCGCCAGGACGGCACCTGGGGCGACGTCGACGCGACGTGGTCGTACCACCCGGACTCCGGCCTGAACATGACTCTGCAGGCGACCTCGTAGGTCGGCTGCAGAGACGACGAAAGAGCCCCACCCGACCGGGAAGGTCAGGTGGGGCTTCGTCGTGCTCAGGGGGCCGTGTCAGCGGCCCGCCGTACGGTGCTCGGCGTGGAGAAGTGGGTCCCGTGGTGGGAGAAGGAGCGGCCGGCACCGCCGCCGACGACCGAGGAGCGCTACCGGGTGGGCGAGTGGACGCTGCACGCGACGATCGGTGAGGGCGGGCCGTCGTACTACTCCGTCCGGCGCGACGGAAGGGCGCGCCCTGTCGGGGTGAGCGTGACGTGGCAGCCGCACGACGGGTGGGTGATCTACGACGAGGGCGAACGGTTCGTCTCGCGGGAGCGCTTCTGGTCCCCGGCGGGCCCGCTTGCCTGCCTGCGGTGGTGGGTCGAGCGCCAGGTCTGAACCACGACGAGGCCCCCTGCCACCTCCGAAGAGGGGGCAGGGGGCAACAGGGGTGGACCCTAGGATTGCTCGCATGGTTCTGACCGTGGCTCGCCGCCCGCGACTACTCATCTCAGCAGTCGCTGCAGGCGTACTGGCGCTGGCCTGCACTGGCGGCTACGTGGGCTACAAGGCTCACAAGAACGCCCAGTTCAAGGTCGCAGCGTGCGACGTCATCGAGCAGCAGACCACCGACCGAGGCGCCGTCATCAACCTGCCCGGCGCGGGCACGCGCGTCGCCATCGTCGGCGACTCCTACAGCTCGGGCGACACCCTCGAGGACTACCAGGACGCTTGGCCCTTCGTCTTCGCGCGCGAGACGGGCGACTCCGTCGCTCTTAGCGGAGTCGGCTGGACGGGGTACGTCAACGGCGGCGTGTGCGACGACGACCAGTTCGGCACCCGCACGAGCGTCACCGACGGCGTGGACATCGTCATCATTCAGGGCGGCCAGAACGACGTGAAGACACCAGACCAGGTGCGCGCCGCGGCCCTCGCCCTCATCAAGTCCGTTGACGCGCCGCGGGTCATCATCGTTGGCCCCACAGACGCGCCAGCGGTCGAAGGTGAGGACGTCGTCGATAGGGAGCTCTCCGCCGCAGCGAATGAGGCCGGGGCCGAATACGTGAGCGCCCTGGACTGGCAACTAGCGTTCGGCCCCGACCACGGGCACCCGTCACCGGAAGGGCATCGTCAGTTCGCCTCGCACGTGGAAGATGCCGTGAGCGGTCAGGCGCGGACCGCGAGCACCTCGAACAACCCGTAGCCTGCCGCGCCGGGCGTGGCGATCGCGGCCGTGCCCGCGTCGCGCCGGAAGGTCACCTGGGGGCGCCGAACCTGGTTCGCGGCGACGGGAACCGTGTAGGTCACCGTCAAGGTAGCGGCCTGCCACGTCGCTGCCGGCGGGAACGTGTGCATCACGGTCAGGCTCTCGGAGCCGTCTCCGATGTCGATGACCTGCAGCTGCACGCGCGAGGCATCCGAGTTCGGCGGGCACTCCACCACCACCGTGGCCGCGACGTGCCAGAGCGAGGCGTACGGCAGGGCCGGCGCTTGTGCTTCCGTCATCGTGGCGACGGCCTCGAAGGACCCGGAGACAGCCTTGCCCCGGGCGACAGTGCCCCGATACCGGACAGCGCTGAGGCTCACCCCAGCGGACGTCGCCGCGCGCATGGGTGCGACGCCAGGCGTGACGAACTCCGAGAACGTCGAGCCCCAGAGCTCCGCGCCTGCGTCGGTGTAGTGCACCGTGTCGAAGACGAGGTTCGCGGCGTCGACGGTCACGTCGCCGAAGCGGGGCGCGAGGTCGAACAGGAGCACCCCGTCGTCGGCCGCCGCGATATCCCGGAGGGCCTGCCGGTACGGTTCCGTCTCCGTGACCTTCGTCGACTCGGGGTAGGCCGCGACGAGCACAATCGCGGGGTCGCGCGTCGTGTTCGCGCGCACATCAGCGATCCGCTGAAGGATCGACGCTCGGTAGCTCGCCAGCGGGATCGCCCCCCGCACGTCGTTCGTCATCAGCTCGATGACGACGAGCTGCGGCTGGACCCTGTTGAGGAGTGCGAAGTCGGTCAGCTGGCTCGCCTGCCACCCCGCGTGAGCTCCTTCCCAGAGCCGCACACCGGCGTTCAGGTCACCGCGGTAGACCATCGCTCCCTCGATGTTGGATGAACCGACGACACCCGTGAACACAGCCGTGTGGGGCCCGTCCGCCAGGCCGCGGGCGGCCGACTTCTTCAGGCCGTGCACGATCGACCCAGAGAGGTCGAGCGTGACAGGTGCGCCGCCGTCGATGGAGACCGTGCACGACGCGGAATCGGGGGTGCTGGTGTAAATCAGGTCGAGGTCGGTGCCCGTGAACGCCAGCGTCGCGGTGTCCCCGGGCGTCAGGTAGGTGAACCGGTGGCCCCAGCCGAAGTTGGCCGGGCGGCGGCCCGTGACGGACAACGTCCAGGGGGATGCGATGGCGGTCGTGACGTAGAACACCGGGATGTACCCGACGCCGCCGCGGACAGCGGACGGCTGAGCCTTCGCGCGAAGAGCCGCGAGGAGTCGGTCTGTCCACCTCAGACCGAGCGCGGACGCCTTCTCGCCTTCTGAGAGCGACGTCCCCGACACCATGACGTCCACGGGGGCGTTCGCGGCGTTCGCCAGGGCGGTGACGAACGGGGCCAGCACCCGCGCTACCTTGCTCGGCGAGTTGCCGTCGACACCCCCACTGCCCTGTCCGAGAGCGTCTCCGAGGGCCGCCATGACTGCAGCCTCAAGGAGGTTCGTTTCGTCGTCGACGAGGGCGAAGGACTTCCCGCCCGGGGCGATCTGGGTCTTCGGCAGGCCCGTGTACTGGGTGACGCCGTCGCCGAAGAAGATCTCGCCGGTGTCGGTGTTGAGACCGCCCTCGCCCGGCTGCAGCACGGGGTTACCAGCCTTCAGCCAGTTGGCGGTCGTGTCGCGGCGAACGTAGATGAGCGCCATGGTGGTCCTGCTTTCTGCCGCCTGGCGGCCGTGAACGAAGAAGAGCGCGGGCCACCGGGTCGGTGGCCCGCGCAGGGGGTGAGGTCAGCGCCTGTTGGCGGCCTCGAGGGTCGGGCTGTAGGCGAGCAGGAGCACGACGATGCAGAGGATGACGAACACGGTCACCTCCCCTCAGCCAGCGGGTCGAGGTCGGTGCCGTCGCGCATCCGCCGCACCTCGTCGGTGGAGAAGGTGCCGTCGAGGTCGTCCTCGGCGAGGAGCTCCCGGATGTGGTTCCCGATGGGCGGGGGCTCCTCGCCGCTGCCCCACGTGGAGCGCACCTGCCGGATGTACTCGCGGAAGGCCTCGCGGGTCTGTCGGAGGAGGAGCCGCAGCGCGCCGAACTGGCGGCGCAGGTCGGCGATCTCGTCCCGCAGCGGCTGCGTGGCGGCCGCGATCCGGCCGTCGACGTACTCCGCCAGGGCCAGGTCGCGCGCGAGGTAGTCGACGTCGCTCGCGGTATCGGGCTCGGCGGGCACCTCGCGGCGGGCCCGGGCTGCGGCGCGCTGGTTCTGCACCAGCACGCCGATCAGCAGGAGGATCGATCCGACGATGCTGGCGGATCCGGCGTCTACCGCCATCCGTGCACCTGCCTCTCTCGAGCGATGTCGGTCACCCGCCAGCGCGGCAGGGTCGAGATCGCGTAGATCGCCGCGGCGACGGCCGTCCTGCCGACGTCGTTGCTCGTGACGCCGGCGAAGAGGACCGCGGCCGCGTAGAGCAGCACCAGGCCGGACAGCAGCGACACCGCATAGAACTCGAGGCGCCAGAGCCGCGCAGGCCACGCGATGCCGACGAGCGACACGAGGGACGCCGACGCGATCGCGAAGCCGAGGATCTGGGCGTACTCCTCGCCAAAGGTGTCGCGGAGGGCAGGGACGCCGCCCAGGACACCGAGGGACCCGAACGCCCACGTCGCGACGTAGAACTCCGGCAGCGTGCGACGGAGCAGCCGCGAGACGCGGGCGTCCGCGCTGCTGACGTTGCCGGGCCCCCAGATGGACGCACGGTAGAGCCGCCGGGCCCAACCGAGGGAAGACCGCATCAGCTGGTCGCCAGGTGGTCGGGCCCCGGAATGCGGTCGACGCCGGTGACGACGAACACGTCGCCCTCCTTCGGCGCGACGACGGGCTCGGTCCGGATCTGCACGCCGAGCTCGGCGGCGCCGGCCTTGATGAACGCGACCAGGACGAGCAGCAACTGCGACCAGGTGATCGCGCCCGTCGCGATGAAGGGCAGGGCGAGGGTGACCGCGACACCGAGCAGCTCGACGCCGGTCTTCACCTTGCCGCGCCAGCGGGTGCCGACGAGCGGGACCAGCCAGGTGGTGAACGTCGTGAGGACGAGCACGACGAGCTGCGCCAGGACGACGGGCGTGATGGGACCGGCCGCGACGGCGACCTGCACGCCGCCGACGACGAGGACGAGGAACGAGAGGACGCTCGGGGCGAAGCGCTGCAGGACGGGGTTCATGATGTCTCCGATCAAGGGGTTAGTGAGCCGGGACTACTTGCCGAGGGCCTTGTGGACGGCGCCCGCGACGGCGCGGTCGAAGGCCGCCGAGTTGGCAGCCCGCACGCGCACGACGGCGTCGCGGTCGTACTCGTTGATCTGCACGCGACTCTTGTCGTAGGCCTTCTCGAGCGCGGCGAGGTCGTCGGCGCCGAGGGGCACGGACTCGTAGTCGGTGTCAGCGATGTACTGCTGGTCGCCCTTGGTGGTGACGACGTGGAAGAGGTCGGGTGCGGGCATGGTGTCTGCTCCTTCGATGAGGGTGATGACGGCGGGGCTGAGGGTCTTGGTGGTGGGTGCGGCGTGGATGGTCCAACCCGAGGACGCGACCTTGCCGCCGACGGCGGGGACGCCGACGTACGTGAGGTGCCAGGGCTCACCCGCGACGTGGTCGGCCTCCCAGCCCCAGGCGGGACCGAGCTGCTTGATGAGCGCGTGCTCAGCCGCGGAGAGCGACCGGCCCCCGGGCCCACCGACGTCGGCCGCGCCTGCTCGCGACTCGTCGTGGTTCGACGTGTAGAGCGGCGACGCGGCGACCGGCGCCCACGGGCCCGTGCCCGCCTCGTACGCGCGACGGGCGGCGAGCTTGGCGCGCTGGTCCGCCTTCGACCGCACGCCCTCGTTGATCGGGCAGTGGTAGCCGAGCACCTCGGTGACCTCGTTCATGAGGCCGATGTACTGGCGCCCGGCTTCGTCCTGCAGGTGCTGCGGGACGCCGCCGAGGTAGGGCGAGTTTTCGATGAAGAGCAGGGGCATGATTCCTCCTGGTGGTGGCGACGGGGCTAGGCGAACTCGCCCTCGCCGTAGGTGCGGGCCTCGAAGCTGAGGCGGTAGAAGGCCTCGATCGAGGCGTCACTGACGAGGTCGAGGGTGCAGGCGATGCCGGCGGGAATCTCGACGGCGAAGGCGCGGGACACGCTCACGAACTGCCCGCCCTGGAACGCCGAGCCGTTCTCCGGCCCGACGTCGACCTTCTTCGTCGGGGTGCCGTCGTAGGTCTTGCCGTTCGACGTCACCTTCACGGTGTCGCCACTCCACGCGAGGCCTACGGTGAGGTAGCCGGCCGACGCCCCGAACCCGCCGACGCCCGTCGCGATGACGTGCACCCGCTGCGCGTGCGGTCGGACCGGCACGGTGCGGGAGGCCATGACCTGGTTCCCGGGCGCCGCGTTCGCGGTGTACTGCCCGCGCCAGTGCCGGATCAGGCCCGGCCAGGAGACGGGGGCCCACGCGCTCCCGTCCCACTCGTAGCGGATCTTCTTCGCGGCCACCGTCAGCTGGCGGCCGAGCCAGCGGCCGGCGCCGGTGATCCTCGCCAGGGCGGCGCTGTCGGGCACCGAGCCGTCGAGCAGGTCATCGACGTCCTCAGCGACCTTCGTGATCTGCGCAGGGCCCAGCATCCCGTCGGCGTTCGTGACGGTCTGGATCCCCTTGTCGGTCGTGGGCATGGAGGCCTCCTAGGCGTAGGTGATGAAGAGGCGGCCGCTGCCCGAGGCCGCGGTGCCGAAGCGGTGGTACCCGCCGTGGTTGGTGCCGATGCCGCGGGCGGCGCCGGTCTTGAGCGCGTCACCGATCGACGTCGGCAGCGGCCACGTGCCAGACCCGGCTGGCACAGCGACGGCGTTCGAAATGACCGGGGCGCCGCTCTTGCCGCCGAGGTTGTGCGTGCCGAACGTGGCGCGCGACGACGGGAACCGGTTCTCCGTCTCGACGACGGACAGGCGGACCGCCGTGATCTGCGCCGTGTCGGGGATGGTGTCTGCGATGCCGGCGTAGAAGTACGCGCCGAGGTAGCTGTCGGTGCACCAGACGTCCGCCTTCGCCCACGACCCGCCGCTCTGCCAGAACGACCCGGAGTCGACCGGTGAGAACTCGACCGTCTTCGGGCCCTCGGTCGCCGCGGCGGGCGGCGCCGGAGCGGCCGGCGGCATGATCGTCGCGTCAGACGAGAGCCGGTACTCGACCGTGCCCGACTGCCAGTCGATCGCGACGCGCTGGTTCACGCCGAAGGGCTCGTGGTCGTAGTTGAACGGGAGCGTCGACACGACCTGGTCGTCCCCGCGGACCTGCACCTTCCCTCCCACGGGCTCGGCGATGATCGTGCCGAGCGCCGACTTCGGGAGCGAGCCGAGACACACGGGCTGCCCGGCGAGCGACGCGACCCACACCTGGTCACCGACCATCGGGCCCGTGCCGACCATCGGCATGCGCTTGATCCCGCCGCCGAGGTTCACCTCGACGAGGCCCGTCGTCCAGTCGAGCGAGACGCACGTGCCGCGGCTCAGCGCGGCCTCGGGGTCGCCGAGCTCGCCCAGGGCCCGGCCGAGGCCCATCAGGCCACCTCGACGTCGGCCTGGTCGTCGAGCTCCTCGGCGACGATCAGGTCCATCGTCATCTCAGCCGCGGGATCCATCGAGAAGCGCATCTCCGTGACCTCCCCGAGGAACCGGCGCCGGCTGGCACGGTCGATCGCCAGGCCGAAGTCGCCCAGCTCGATGTCGGGCCGCGGCAGGCAGGTGATCGTGATGCGACGGGCCTGCTTCGACGACACCCGACGGAGGACCGTCTCGGCGTCCGCGTCGGCCTGCTCCTGCGTCTCGATCAGCGGGGAGGCATGCTCGTAGGTGCGGCGCCGCAGCGGCCCGTTCACGGAGAGCGGGTCACCGTCCCCGGTGATCTCGCGCACGGCCACGATGTTGTTGTCGCCGATCGAGCTCCGCGACACCACCGAGTTGAAGACCTTGATCGACATGGAGCTCGAGACGTCGATGACCCCGTCGACGGTGAACACCGGCTCGGTCGCCGAGATCCACGCGTCGGTGACGCGCGCCGTCAGCGCGCCCTGCCGCGTCAGGTGCGGGGTCCCGCCGAGGTTGCTCATCAGCTCGGTGATCGCGTCCATGCGGGACTTGTAGACGAGGCTCGGCGGGACCGGGCGGTCCGGCAGCGAGACGACGATCGGCAGCGGCGACAGCCGGCGGATCTCGTCCCACGTGCTGTTGTCCGCCTTCGGGGCGTCGGGGACGAGGAAGTCGTCGGCCTCGATGATGTCGAAGCGGTCGACGAGCTTCAGCTGCAGGTCCCACGCGACGACCTGCTTCATCGACGGCCACAGCCGGAAGAGCTCGCGCATGTCGGGCACGTCCTCGATCCGGAACCGGCCCATGGGGATCTCCCACGACGTCTTCCCGACCGTGACGACGCGGAAGATGTCGAGCTCCTGGCCGAACGGTGCGAGCGGGTCTGTCGGCTCCCGCGGGACCAGGGACTCGTCGGCGGCGCCGCGGACGTAGACGCTGCCGATCGCCTGCTTCACGGCGTCGCCGCTGTACGTCAGCGAGCCGTCCGAGGCGAGCGGCACCTCGAGCAGCGTGAGGTCCTCGCCGTAGTAGGCGCGGGCCCGGTAGCTCGGCGAGTTGTTGTCCTCGAGCGCCTTTCGCGCGTCGTCGTCGAGCTGCAGCATCACGCCTCCGGGGGGTTGTCGATCGCGTCGAGCCAGGTCGCGTAGGCGGCGTTGAACGCGGCCCAGGTGGGGAAGGCGTCCATGTAGGTCTGCCAGGTGACGACGGGCACGACGACGTCGGTGACGGAGCGGGACACCTCGGTGCCCTTCAGGGGGTACGTCGTCCACGTGCCGCCCCAGTGCACGTCGACGTCCTGCGTGTCGGTCTGCTCGATCGCGACGTACAGCTGCCGCGGGACCCTGACGGGCGGCATCGACCGGACGAGCACCGGCATCGCCTCGAGGACGCGCTCGAGCATGTCGGCGTCCTCGAGCGACTTCGTCTGCACGGACAGGGTCACGTCCTCGAGGAGGCCCAGAGGGGCGAAGAGGCCCACGGTGCGCGTCCCGACCCGGTACGTGGCGCCCTCGCGCTTCCGCACCTTCCGGGCTCCGAAGTCGCTCCGCGCCTCCACCAGCACCCGGTTCCCCGGGACGAGCGGGTCCGAGAAGATGACCATCGAGGGGTCGATGTCGTACCTGGTCGTCGCCGAGTCGGTGAAGCCGAGGTCGGTGCCGTCGGCCGCGAACATCTGCCCGCGGTACGTGACGTCAACGCCCGGAGGAGCCTCGTAGTCGGTGACCGTGAAACCGCCGACCGCGTAGGCCCGCGTGGCCGAACGCACCGGGTAGGTGCCCTCGGCCGTGATCGCGACGACCGTCAGCGTCTCCGTGGCGGCCTTCAGCTCGTCGAACCTGAGGTCGATGCTCCACGTGCTCGCGTCCGGCGTGAGCTGCGGTGCGCCGGGCATGAACACGGTGAAGGCGTCGCCTCCGTCCACCGTGCTGGTGGACGTCGACGACGCCGTGCCTCCATCGACTACCTGCATGAGTGCCTCTCGTGGGGTCGGTGCCGACGGCGGCGGATCAGGCCGGGCGCCATCCCTGGGCCCGCACCTGCTCCTCCGTCGCCAGCGCAAACTGGATCTCCTGCCCCGCGACGCCGCGCACGAAGCCGAGGAGGCTGCCGTCCGCGTAGATCGGGGCGTCGATGCTCACCGGCGCCGGCGCGACCATCACCAGCGGTGCCGCGCCCGTCGAGACGTAGCGCGGTGCCTGCTGGGTGAAGACCGGCCCGCCACCGGCGAACCCGGGCGCCGTCGCGACGAGCGACTTCCGCCACGCCATGACGGCCTGGTGACCGCCCGCGGCGAGCACCTCGCGAGCGGTGAGCACGTGCTCGCCGTTCGACAGGCGCGCAACGATCGAGTCGGACGTCCCCGTGCCGGCCCCGTAGACGGGACCACCGGAGGCGTACGTCCCCATGCGGCCGCTGCCGGACGCCGCACCGTTCAGGTCGGACAGCTCCGAGCGGGCGTTCCGGATGCCCGTGAGCAGCGAGTCGAGCTGCGACCTGTCCACCGCGGTGCGGATCGAGATCGTCAGCTCGCGGATCGTCTGCGCGAGGTTCGCCTGGATCGCGTCGATGTCGGCCTGGGTCTTCGTGACCCCGGTCGCGACGATCGCCGTCGAGACGTTCGACGGGATCAGGCCCAGCTGGTCGGCGTACGCGTTCGCCGCCTCCTCCGAGACACCGGCCGCGACCGACGCCTCGATGTAGGCGTCGCGCCCACGCTGCAGGGCTGCCGACGCCGCGTCCTGGTCGTTCGTCTGCGAGATGATCGCAGCCGAGACGCCCAGCGCCGAGCTCGCGATGTCGTCGAGGGCGGCCTGGTTCGCCCGGCCGGCCTCGGTCGTGACGTCCATCGTCTGGCCGTTGGTCTCGAGGGCCTTCGCAGCGTCGTCAATCGCTGCCTCGAACTCCCGCGTCGCCGCGTTCGTGTCAAACTGCGCCTTCCCGAAGTTCGTGATCGCGTCCGCGAGCTCCGTGATGTCGCCCTCGGCCGACTCCGCCGCACCGCCGAGCTCGGTGAGCGCCTTCTCCTGCTCGTTCGCGGATCCCTTCGCGAGCTGCGTCGCGAGGTCGCCCTTCCCGATCGCGAGGTTCAGGAGCTCCTGGTCGCTCACCGTGACGCCGGCGGCGGTCGCGAGGTCCGTCAGGGTGGCCTTGTAGTCCGGCATCACCTCGAGCAGACGCTCGACCGTGTCGGCGCCGCCGCCCATCTCCTTGACCATGTCGGCGAACTTCGACGACGCGGTCCCGTAGTCGGTGCCGGCGAGGTCGGAGAACGTCGTGCCGATCTGGTTGAACGTCGCCTCGTTCTCCTTGAAGACCGCGGAGAGATCCGTCAGCCCGAAGGTCACGCCGTCGAGGAACTTCGTGAACTTCATGTCGACCTGGTCGTTGAACCCGCCCGTGAGCTTCTTCAGCGACGCCAGCGCGTCGTTCGTCTGGAAGCTCTGCCCCTCCTGGACGTCGAAGCCGATGCCGGACTTCGAGAACAGCTTGTTCACGTTCTCGAAGTCGACCGACTTCAGGGCCTTGTTCACGTCGGCGATCTGGTCGGCCGTCAGCTGGCCCTGCGCGCCGAGGCCCGCGAACCCGCCCGTGAGGGCCGTCAGGCCGAGCAGCAGCGCTCCGCCCTTGCCGATGCCCTTCGCGAGGACACCGCCCGAGATGTTCGCCTGCTGCATGGCGGCCCGTGTCGCCGCGATCTTCGGCACGAGGGTGACGAACCCGAGGCCGGCCGCCGCTGCGGCTGCGGCAGCGACACCGAGCGCGAGGCCGAGCGCCTGCACCGGGCCGGGCGCCTCCGTGTAGGCGGTGACGAGGCCCGTGGCGCCTTGCACGAGGTCGCGCAGCGTGCCGTTCGCGCTCGACCCCGTCTGGATCAGCGCGGTGTCCAGAGCGCCGCCCAGCGCCTCGACGTCGCCCTTCAGGTTGTCGAGCTTCAGGCGGGCCGTCTCGGCCGCGTAGCCGCTGTCGTCGACGGCCTTCGTCCACTCGGCGACGCCCTCCGCGCCGGCCTGGTAGAGCGCCGTCGCGGCGGTTACGGACTCGCGCCCAAAGATGATGCCCAGGGACGCGTTCCGCGACTCTTCGCTCATCGTCGCGTAGACCTTGTTCAGCTCGCCGGCAGCGTTCTGCATGCCGAGGAAGTTGCCCTCGGCGTCGTAGAGGTTCAGGCCGAGCCGCTTGATCTCCTCGGCGGCCGCCCCCGACGGCGCGGTGAGCGACGACAGCACGGCGCGGAGCCCTGTACCGGCCTGCTCGCCGATGATGCCTTGCTGCGCGAACAGCGCCAGGACGGCCGTAGTCTCCTCGAGACTGATGCCCATAGATGCCGCGACCGGGCCCACGAACTTGAGGCCGTTCGCGAGGTCGTCGACGGAGCCCATTGCCTTGCCGGCGCCCGCGGCGAGCACGTCGGCGACGTGGCTGGCCTTCGACCCCTCGAGGCCGAACTGCTGCAGCGTCGTCGACGCGATCTCGGCCGCCCGGGCGACACCGAGGCCACCTGCCGCGGCGAGGTCGAGGGAGCCCGTCAGGCCGCCGCCCAGGATGTCGTTCGCGGACAGGCCCGCCTTCGCGAGCTCGTCGATCGCGTTCGCCGACTCCGTGGCGCTGAAGACCGTGCTGCTGCCGGCGTCGAGCGCCGCCTGGCGGTACTGGCCCATGACGTCGGCTGTCTCGTGCGTCGACGCCTGCACGTTCGACATGGCCTGGTCGAAGTCCGCGAACTTGGACACGGCCAGGCCGACACCCGCGGCCGCCCCGACGGCGATCGCCGCGAGGGCCGGCTTCAGCTCCTTGCCGAGCGTCGTCGAGAACTGGTTCGCCGCGCGGGCGCCGTTCTGGAACTCCTCGATGACGCCCCGCATGCTGGCGGTGATGTTGAGCCGTACGGAGCGTGCGTCCATCGCGTGACCTCGATCCGTCGGGCCCGCGCCGGGGCTACTGCTGCTGTGGAGTTGTGTGCTTCAGCGGTGACACGCGGCGGCGGCGCGGCACCTTGTAGACCGGGATCACGACGCCGTTCAGGTGCGCCTTCGGGTCAGCCGCCTGCAGGCGATCGCGCATGTCGAGGCGGGCCTTCTCGGCGTAGTCGATGAGCGGCGCCCGGACCCACGCCCCCTCGGGGCTCTGCACGGGGTGGCCGGCGACGAACTCGAACGCGCCGTCCGGGTTCGCCGGGTCAGCCTCGGCCGACAGCGCGTCGGACATGAGGTGCCCGTGCGGGCCCTCCTCCGCCTCGAGCGCAGCCAAGGCCACGAGCCAGTCGTGGTCGGTCGGCCCGAACTCCGGCTCCTGCGTCGTCGTCGCGGCGACCAGGCGCCCGTCGTCGTCGTACTCGTACTCGGTGCGCGACGAGGGCTCCCAGCCCTGCAGACGACGAAGCGAGACCCCGAGCGCGCGCGCCTGCACCAGCTCGCCGCGCAGCTCGGGGTCGTCGATCAGTCTTTTTTTAGGCGGCCGATCGTCCGCGCGGACCGCATCACGTTCATCTCGAGCACGGCGGTTGCGATGTTCTCGATGTCCCACCCGGACGCGACCTTGTGGATCGTCTCCCAGTCGGCGTCGTCGAGGGGCTCCTCGGCGTCGTCGGTGACGTCGGTCCCGTTCACCTTCGCGGCGATGAGGGCGACGGCGTGGTGGTTGTAGCCGAGCTGCGCGTCGAACGCGACGTCTTCGCGCGGGCCGTACTTCGCTGTGAGCTCCGCCCACTTGATGCCGTCGAGCTTCGTGAAGCGCAGCGTGCGCATGAACTCGGCCTCGCTCTTCTCGAGCGCTGCCAGCTCCTCCCGCAGCTTCGCGGTCGGCGCCTTCCGCGCGAGACGCTCGTTCGCGGCCTTCTCGACGTCGACGATCGCGGTCAGCAGCTCCTCACGGCGCCGCATCGCGTCGTCGTTCGGCGTCAGCATCACGATGACTTCGCGCGTCGGCGGGCGGTAGGTCTTGCTGATGTCGCTGATCTTGCTCATGGGATCCTCCCCGGATCGTCCCCGGATGTGGGTGAAGTGCGGGCGGGCGCTCCGGGGAGGAGGACGCCCACCCGCACGGTGGTGCTGGCGCTACGCGATGACGACGTCCTCGAGGACCTTGCCGCGGGGGTGCAGCGCCTGCGTCTTCGTCCAGCGGCCGTTCGCCGACGGCTGGTCACGGCGCTTCGCGCCGCACTCGAGCTCGAGGAAGTCGAACTTGTCGGCGGCCGTCACGGCCTCCTCGTAGAGGACCGCGTACCGGGCCGCGATGACGATGTCGGCGCCCTCGACGAAGAGCGGGTCGACGACGTCCTCCTCGGAGCCGTAGAAGTACTGGACCTCGACGGTGTGCGTGATGCGCCCGGGCTTCGCCAGGACCTCGCGGAGTGTGAGGCGGTCGTCGGTGGTGGTCTCCTGCGCCTTGCCGTGGTTCCAGCCGGAGGACGTCAGCGAGTACGTGATGTCCTTCGTCGTGGCAGCGTTGAGCTGCGCGGCCGTCGGCGGCCAGGTGGTGAACGCGGAGCGGGGAGCGGCGAGCAGCAGCAGCGTGCCGTCGGACTCGATGTTCTCCGGGACGAGCAGTTCGCGATCGGCCATCGTTAGGCCTCCTTCGGGGTGGCGCCGTCGCCGGCATCGGTGGATCCGGCGGCCTTGAGGTCGTCGGCGGTGAGGGTGGTGTCGGTGGTGGGCGCCTTCTCGATGACGACCTTCTTCGCGCGCTTGGCGGCCGCGGTCGGCTTGCCGCTCTTCGTCGTCGCGAGCGGGTAGTCGTCGGGCCAGCGCTCCTGGGTGATCTTCGGGATCTCGAACGTGCGGTCGTCCACGACGACCTCGACCTTCTCGGCCATGGGGTGCCTCCTCGGCATGAGAAAGCCCCCGGCCGGAGCCGAGGGCGAAGGGTGGTGGATCAGGTGGGGACCGGGCCCGGCTGTGACCGGAACCGGTAGATGACCGGCACGTACCAGACGACCGGCCTCGTGCTGTCGTCGTCGAGCACCGGCCCGACGTCGACGCGGCGGAGAGCACCGACACGGCGTCCGGGAACGTCGAGCCGGACGCCGCGGCCGCCGGGGCGGAGCACGGCGTCGACCCAGTCCGCGACGATCTCAGCGGCGAGGGCGGACTCGCCGACGCAGTGCAGCGAGAACGACGGATCGCGGTCCGCGTACGGGCCGGTGACACGGTCCTGGCCGTCGACGCCGCCGCCCGGGTAGATGAGCACGTACGGCGGGGCCGCCAGCGTGCGTGGAGCCTCCGGGTCGGCGTCCGGGTCCTGGTCGGTGGCCACGAAGGTCGCGGCGGCCAGCTGGGCGTGCGTGCGCACCCTGTCGCGCAGGGCGCGCGTCTCGGCGGCGGTCACAGGTCGTTGTCCTGCAGCGCCGACCCGAGCGCGCGAGAGATGCCGCGCTCGAGGTCCTCCAGGTTCTCCTGCAGCGCGGCGAGGCCGTACCCGCGAGGGGCCAGACCGCGCCGGGGGGCGCCGTACTCGAGGAGCAGCGCGACACCACCCTGCCGGCCGGTGCCCTTCTGAGCACCGATCTCGACCTCGATGCCGTCGTCGGAGATCTTCGTGTCGTAGGTGATCGAGAACGGCACACGAGGCGCGTATGCGTTCCCGGCCAGCTTCTCCCGCCACGACTCCTTCACGTGCTGCGCGTTCACCTGCAGCGCCGACCGGACCTGGCGGGCGATCGACACCGGCGCGTGGGTCAGGTCGACGACGAGGCGGTCGAGCTCGCTCGTGTCGATCGTCACGTCGTCAGCCACGAGTCACCACCTCCACGGGGAGCCGCCGAGACGCGGCGAAGGTCTGCTGGTGGGTGCCGCCCACGCGCGCGACCAGCGGCGGGGCCGTGGCGTCGTGCGAGGACAGGTGGACGGTGGCGGTGTCGCCGGAGCTGATCCGCGCCGAGCCTTCGTGGTCGACGGGGACGCGGAGGGTGGCGCCCTGCTCGGCGACGGGGCGGCCGGCCGATGTGACCTCGTGCACGGCGGTGTTCGCCGCGACGAACTCGCAGGGCCCGGCGTAGATCGTCGTCGACGTCGTCGCGTGCTTCCCCGTCGCCGGGTCGGGATCCTCCGAGCGCGTCTCGCGGACCACCGTGCACGAGTCCGTCATCCGCGCCTCCGCCCGGCGCCGCGCGATCGCCCGCATCGACGGGGAGACCATCAGGGCCTCCCGAGCTGCATCGAGAACGCGCCGCCGGCCGACCCGTCAGGATCGCGCGGGGCGAGGTCGCGCACCTCGTCGTCGGTGACGTAGAGCTGACCCGACGACAGCGTGCTGTCGATCGTGCCGCCCTCGGTGTCACCGTTCCAGGAGCGCATCCCGTCCGGGTTGCGTAGCTTGCGCTCCACCATCGCCACGACGACGTCACGGACGTCCTCGACGGCCAGGTGGCCCGGGGTGTCGTCCGCGAGCTCGCAGCGCGCCGGAATGCCCGTCACGCGCCGCTGCAGCTTCCGCCAGGCGGTGTCGAGCCACTCGGGTACGGCCTTCTCCTCGCCGACGGTCAGGGGACGCTCGAAGCTGCCCGTGACGTGCTCGAGCTGAGCCGGGTTGTCCATGAGCGTCCCCCTCCCGTCAGTCGGCGACGATCGCCGAGACGCCCGTGTCGATGTTGCGCTCGACGGTCACCTCGGTGCCGTCGGGCTTCGTCGCCTTGTAGCGCTCGGTCCGCGCCTCGCCGTCGACCTTCTTCGCGGTGGCCTTCTTGACCGGCTTCACCGCGTTGACGGTGCCGACGGCCAGCGCCTCGGTGCCCGGGGTCGCGGGGACCGACTGAGCGATCTCCGTCGGGTCGGTGGTGTCGGCGGGGCCGTCACCGGGGGCCGTCGTGGACGGCTTCGCGACGCTCGTGTCGAGGGTCGTCTTCGTCGGCGTGGTGCTCGTGCTGTCAGCCATCTGCTGCTCCTTCGGGGTCAGGCGTTGCGGACGCCGCGGAGACGAGCTGCGGCCTTACCGCCGAACGTCGCGAGGCCCGTGTAGAACTCGAGGCGGGTGCGGTAGGCGGGCTTCTCCTGCAGCTCGCCCAGGTCGTAGACCTGCACGCCGCCGTTGGTGAGGCCCGTGACGCCCTGCTCCGTCTCGTCGCCGCCGAACTTCACGGCGTAGACGGAGGAGGTGTCCGTGGCGGTGCCCTGCGTCTCGTTCTGCGCGAGGATCTCGGCGCCGGCGAGGTTCTGGCCCGGGTCCAGCACGGGGATGCCGTTCCAGGTCAGGACGCGCTTGCCCGTGGCGTCCTCGCGGACCGTCTCGACGCCGCCGAGACGACGACCCGAGGAACGGATCTTCGCCTGCAGGGCACGGTTCGCGTACAGCGCGCCGTTCTCCGGGTTGATCCCGGGCACCGCCGCGACCAGCTGGTCGAGGGCGTCGTAGAAGGCGTGGGCCTCCGTGCCGCCGTTGCCGAGCACGGGGATCCCGTTGGTGCCGGCGTCGATGACCTGCGCGCCGACGAGGCGCTTCTTCAGGCCGTCGAACCCCTTCGGGTCCACCGCCACGTCGCCGTTGAAGAAGGTGTCCTGGTACTTGTACGAGGCCGACTTCACCTTGAGGCGGGTCTGGATCGCGCGCTGGTCGTTCAGGTCGCCGCGCGTCTGCACGAGGAACCGGTCGACGTCGGCGTCACCACCGAGGATGACGAGGGTCTCGGTCGCCTGCACCACGGTGCCGGTCGACTCGGTGTAGGCCTCGTTCACCGATCGGAACGCGACGCCGGGGAGCGTCGCCTCACGGTTGTAGGCGTACGCGTTGCCCTGGATCGTCAGCAGGGGGATGCGGTCGAGGACCGACGACTCCTGCACGAAGATCTCCTGGACCCCGCGCTGCAGCTGGTTCTGCGAGAGCAGAGCTGCCTGAGCGAGTGTGAGAGCCATCAGGCCCTCCCTTCTGGGTCAGCCTCCGCGCGGAGTGCGGGAGAGCTACTTGGTGCCGGTCGACGCGAACGCGGAGCGCAGGCGATCGGTTCCGGGCTTCGGCTCCGACGTGGTGCCGGCGCCGCTCGCGCCGATGCCCGCGGTGCGGGCGTCAGCGGTGGAGTCTGTGGGGGCGAGGAGGTACGGGGACTCCTTCGCCAGGTCGTCGAGGAGCTTCTTCACGCCGGCCTCGTCGGCGGTGCCGTCCTTCACGGCGACCTTGGCGAGCTCGGCGTCGTCGATCAGGCGGAGGGCCTGCTTCGGGTTCACGAAGCCGCTCGTCGCCGCGAGCTCGCGGACGGCGGAGGCGCGGGCGTCGCTCGAGCGCTGCTCGTCGAACTCGGTCTGCAGGGTCGCGCGGACGCGCTGCTCGATGCCTGCGACGTCGACGCCCTGGCCGCCCTGGCCGTCGCGAAGCGCCTTCACGTCGTCGACGGTGAGGCCGAGGTCGGTCCAGGCCTTGAGCTCGCCCTTCCGCTCGCGCAGTTCGGTCTTCGTGCGCTCGAACGCACGCACACCGGCGTCGCCGAGCTGCTCGTCGCCGTCGCCGTCGTCACCGCCCTCGCCACCGCCCTCGCCGCCGTCGCCACCGGCGCCCGTGCCGTCGCCGCCCTCGTCGCCGAAGCGGAGGCGCAGCGGGTACGCCTGGCGGCCCGAGATGAGGCCGAAGCGGTCGAGGTGCGCGGGCAGCTTGCCGAGCGCGGTGGGGTGGGTGCAGATGGTCATGCTGATCTCCTTGGGAGGTGACGCCGGGGGCGTCGAGGTGGCCGCGCGGCGGGGCGCCGGCGGGGTCTAGCGGAGGACACCGAGGAGACGCGCGAGAGTGCGCACCTGCTCGGGCCCGTCGGCCAGCCGGGCGAGCTGGCGCTGGTAGTCGCGCTCGACCGCCGCCCGGATCTCCGGGGTGAGCGGGTCGCGCTGGCTGTTCGCGGCGAACGGGTTGCTGCCGCGGTCGACGGCCTGCTTCCGCAGCACCGCCGTGTGGAGCCGCCGTTCCGCCGCCGTCTGCGTCGCGGGCTCGAGGGGATCCCGGACACCGGAGGCGACGGCCTTCCGGTATGCGGCGGTCGCGCCCTTCCGTGTGCCGCCGCGCCCGAGAGCGCCGGCGGCGAGGTCGCCGAACTGTCCGCCGCCCGCGTTGCCCTTGAGGTTGCCGCCCGCGACCTGGTCGCCGGTGATGAAGCCGTTCTCCCGGAGGAGGCGTACGGCGTCGTCGCGGTTCCGCGCGGTGCGGTAGACGTCGTCGACGGTCATCTTCGACGGGGTGTCCCACCGCCTCGACTGCCAGCCGCGGCGATCGCCGGACGACTTCAGGGCGTCGTCCGAGAGGCCGCGGCTGCGGATGTTCACGACGCGGTAGATGTCGCCGCCGTCGCGCAGCGCCTGGGCGTCGTTCTTGCCGAAGAGGCGGTCCTGCTCTGCAGCGGGCAGGCCGTTGAAGTAGGCGTACGGGTCGACGGTGAAGTCGCCCGCGATCGCCTCCTGCGAGGGGATGTGCCGGCAGTCGCACCCGGGGTGCGCCTGGAACCCCTGGTTCCACCGGAAGAACTTCCCGGCGAGGGTGATGCAGAACTTGCACGACGGCGGGTTCAGCATCCGGACCCAGCCGGACACCTTCGGGGTGGTCCCCATCGCGGCGCCGACGGCCTGGCGGTTCGCGTCCCGCACGACGTCGAGGACGACGTCCTGCAGCCACTCGCCAGCGACCTTCAGCGCGCCCGCTGTGCCGGCGCCGGTCAGCATCTCCCGCTTCGCCGTGTAGACGGCCCCGTGCAGCAGCGTCTCGGCGGGCCGCCCGTCGCGCGTGCCGCCCTCGAACCGTGCCGCATTGATCGGAGCGACCGACGATGCGTCGAGGCCCTGCTCGTCGACGACCTCGGGCACGTAGCGGAGCCCGGAGGCCGCCGCGAGGCCCTGCGCCTGCACGACGGTCGCGAAGACGTCGCCACCGATCAGGGACCAGGACAGGTCGAAGTTCTCGCCCATGCCTGACCAGAGGTCGGCGACGTCGCCCACGGCAGCCGCGGCGATCTCCTGCTGCTCCTGGTAGTGGCTAACCGCCGCTGCTAAGAGCGGCATCGTCGCCTCCTGCCTCGAGCTCGAGCGGCGCCGGGATGGTCACGTCGGCGAAGGGGCGCGTGATCTGCGCTAGGCGGGTGTTCGTCCGCTCCTCGTCGATCAGGTCCATCCAGTCGTCGAGCTTCGTCTTCGTCGCGCCCGGGAGCATCTCGTACGCGGCCCGCTTCGGGAACCCCGTCGAGATGAGCTTCTGCACGCCGTCGACGACCTGCGAGAACGAGCGCGCCTCCGCGTCGAGCCAGTCCATCTCGGCCGTCGGCTCGAAGTCCTCCGTGCCGCCGGACGCGTAGTAGGCCAGCTCGAGCATGTCCTCGTGGCCCTCGCCGGCCGCCAGCTGCAGCTCCTTGACGAGCGACGCCAGGGTCGACTCGGCCGCCGTCAGCGCGTCGCCCGAGAGGTTCACCATCTGCCCGAGCTGGTACTGCGGCGGGATCTGCGCCGTGCTGAAGAACGTCGTCAGGAACATGTCCCACACCTCGACGTAGTTCGCCAGATTCGACTCCGGCAGGTCGAACACCTTCGTGTCGGCGCCGGGGAAGGCCATGATCCGGTCGACGCCGACGCGGCCCGGCGACTGCAGCAGCGGCTGCATCCGTCCGTTCGCGTCGAGCGCCGGGGTCCCGTCCGTGTTCGTCTTGTAGAGGACGTTCCCGTCCTTGTCGACGACCCGCGGGTCGAAGCCGGTGACGATCTTCTGCCGGAACGCCGCGAACTGCATCGCCAGGAGCGTGTTGAAGCGGATCGTGTTCAGCGCGTCCTGCTGAGGCATCAGCGGGTCGATCGCCGACCACGGGCGCCCGTCGGCGTCCGGCTGGTAATCGTAAACCGCGAACGGAACGCGCCGCATCGGGTGCGTGCTCTCCGCCGTGGCCGTCCACTCGCCGCCGACCGCCGGCCGCTCGAAGCGCACCATCGTCGTGGCGTCGTAGACGATGCCGACCTGCCGCTCTCGACTCACCGACGCCGGCAGTATCAGGCCGTTGCCGGCTCGGTCCGTGACCGTGTACGACTTCACGGCGTAGAGCGGCGTGAACGGGTCGTCCGGATCCATCTCGATGTGCACGCGGGCGTACGACTCCGGCCGGACGATCGGGCGATCGCGACGCGCCTTGTTCGGCCAGCACGAGACGATGCCCCGGCCGTGGATCATCATCGAGCGGTAGACGAGGTCCTGGCGGGTGTCGAGCTTGTTCGCGTGCCAGGCGCCCGACCAGAGCTTCTTCTCGTCCTCGTCCGACAGGCTCGTCTTCATCGAGTCCGCGCGCATGCGCTGCGTCGGCGCCCCGATCGCGATGCCGAGGATGTTCGCGGGCGCCTGCTCGCGGAGGTCCTCGTACTCGACCGAGGCGCCGTAGGGCGCGAACGGCAGATCCTGCTTGCCGTGCACGTAGTCCTCGCGCCGCTGCACGATCGGGGCGCGCCCAGCGAGCTGCGACAGCCCGAGGGCGAGCCGGTCGCGTGCGACCGCGTGGTCTGTGACGGCCATCCCGCCTCCTTCGTCTAGCTGAATCCGTAGAACGTCGTCGAGATCGCCGGCGCCTTGCGCTTCGCGAGGTCGTCGCCCGCGATCGCGTCGTTCACGGCCTCATGGGCCAGCGTCGACGCCATGACGGCGTCGATCTTCTGGGTGTGCGACGCCTTGCCGAGGATGTAGGTCTTCCCGGCACGGCCCCGCATGACCGCGTTCTTCAGGTGCGTCTCCACCGTCCGGTCCTCGTCGTGCGAGAGGCCCGACTTCGGGTCGACGATGTCGTTCCGGAACCGCTCGAGCGCCTCGTGCATCGGCTTCACGCGGTACGTCGCCCACTCGATGACGCGCTTCTCGCCGTACTTGCCCTGCAGCGCCGAGACCTGCGACTCCCACCCGGGAGGGTCGAGGTACGCGCGCACGACGTCGTAGCTGGCGAACACGTGCGCGAACGCCGCCATGACGTCCTCGCGTGGGATCCGACCGTCGTGCTCGGCCGGGTTCCAGATCGTCGGCCGGCCGATCGCGTCGACCGGCGTGAACTGGTGGAAGTCGAACGTCTCGAGGCGGATCGCCGTCCAGTCGTCCACGTCCGAGCCGTCGAAGCCGAGGCACACCGGCTCCGAGAGGGGCCGGTCGCGCACCTCGACCTTCGTCTTCCACGCGTCCAGGGCTGTGTCCGCGAGCCAGGCTCCCGTGCCCGTGACGACCCGGTTCCCGAAGAACCGCTCCGCCTGAGCGGGATCCCGCTCGAGCAGCTCGGCCGCCTCTGCCTCGATCGAGTCGAGATCGACCCACGGGGAGCCCTCGTAGACGAACGCGTGGATGCGCGGCCGCTCCCGCTTGTTGCGGTACGACAGGTGCGCCGGGGGTTGCCGCCAGTAGCGGAACACGTCCTTCGCCGACGACTCGCTCGTGGACTGGGCGACGCTGTCCGCCGCCGGGTTCCACGTGTTCGTCGTCTCCATCGAGCGGCCACCCATGCCCGCGGCGCCACGCCGCTGCGTCTCGTAGACGTCGCGCATCTTGTTCTCGCGGGTCGCGAGGCCGGACTCGTCCTGCAGCGCGAAGCTCAGCGGGTTGCCGAGCCGCGACAGCGCGGACGCCGTCACCTTGTCGATGCGGTCGAGCTCGGGGTCGTCGTTCTGGCCCGCGATCTTCATGAAGTTGCCGCGAGGCAGCAGCAGGTCCGACAGCGGCCCGAGCGAGATCATCGCGCGCAGCGGCCGCCACACGTTGTTGACCTGCTCCTCAGAGATCGCCGTCATCTGGATAAGGGGCGACGGGTGGCGAATCCCCATCGGCTCGCCGGGCAGGTACTCGTACTCCCAGCCGCACCCACAGCCGTGCTCGGAGCAGGCGTAGCCGTCGCCCTTCCCCGACCAGCCGCCGAAGATCGTCGGGCCGACCGCCTCGAGCGCGACGATGCCAGCCGACCAGGGCCCCTTCCCGATCTTCTGCGGGCCGACGATCTGCGAGCGGCGGTACACGAACGCCTGGTTCAGCAGTGGCGCCTCGGGGAGCCACTCGGCCTCGGGGCGCACCCGGTAGTGGTTCGCCGTGCACCAGAACTGCCAGTCGGCCTGCACGAACTCACGGCCGCGCTGGAACCCGTTCGGGACCCGAGCGTGCTGCGCGAGCCACGCGTCCTGGATGTCGCCGAGCGTCGGGAAGTCGACGACGTACTCGCTCACTCCGCAGCTCGCAGACGACGGACCGTCGGGCCCGTGCTCGTCGAGCTCGTCGTCTTCGTCGACGCCGGGGCCGCAGCGTCACGCTTCGCGCCGAGCTCGTCGACGGCGAGCCGCCAGCCGTTCTCCTTCAGACCCGCCGGGGTGAGGCCGATCTGATCGGCCAGGCGGTGCACCTGAGCCAGCGTCGACGCGGACGCCTCGAGGTCCTCGGCCCGGACCGCCCACCGGGTGTACATCCCGACCGCGTAGACCCGCCACCGCTCCGCGTTCCAGGCCGCAGCCTGCGGGGTCCGCCAGAGCGACTTCCACAGCGCACGCTCGCGCGGCGTCGCCGTCGGCAGCGGCCACGCCGGCACCCGGCCGGTGAAGCCCTCACGAGGCAGCAGCTTGTACGTCAGGCCCCGACGCTCACTGGTCAGGGAGTCGGGATCAGCCTGCGGTCCAGACCGGTTTCGAGCGCCACCACGGGGCATACGGGATCACGTCCTCAGCGGCCACGGACCGCGTCAGGGAGGCACCCCCAGGGGAGGAGCCGCGGATGTCTGAACCCCGCGCACTTCTGAGGCCCATCCCCGGCGGTCCGGCGGGGCCGGGGTCGGAGGGGGGTCCCCCCACCCCTGTGGCGCCGTGTGCGGGCCTGGTGGGGGTGGTGGTGGCGTGGGTCGGGTTGGTCGGTGTTGTCGCGTCTACGGGCGGGTGTGCTCGTGGGTGTCGTGCTGTGGGTGCGGGGTCGGTGGTGTGGTGCTGTGTGTGGTCACGTGTACGTGTGTTGCTGGTCCCTGGTGTGGGGTGGTCAGCTGCTCTGCTGTGAGCCCGAGGCGGGCGAGGGTCGCGGTCGGGATGACGTACTCGTGCTCGTGGTGCGTGGGCTGGTAGTGCTGGGTCACGTGTGCCCCTTCCTTCCCCCGGCCTCGCGGTTGCAGCGCTGGTGCTCGGGCCCTGTCCACGCGGTGCGGTCGTCGGTGTGTCCGAGATCCCACGGTGCACGTGCGCCGATGAGGCGGCCGCAGCGTGCGCAGCTGACTGTGCCCGTCGCGACGATGGGTGCGAGGCGTGCACGCTCGGCGTCGTGGGCCCTGTCGTACCCCCGTGCCTGCCGTGACCCCCTCCTCCTGGACGATGCCCGGGTGTGCTCGGGGCAGCGGCCTGAGGTGGGGAGGATCTCGGGGCACCCGTGCTCAGTGCAGACCGGCATCAGGTGATCCTGATCTTCCCTGCCAGGACGACGGGCTGCTCGGGGACGGACAGGACGCGGGCCCACACCTCGTAGACACCGACCGGCCGGCCGTCGACGAGGATCCCCGTCTGCCCGTCGAGGACGTCGGCGTCGCGCCACACGGTCGGGCGCTCGGCGCCCTGCGTCAGGGTGACCTGCACTCCGGTGGTGACGAGACGCCCGTCGACGCGGACGGGGACCGGGACGAGCTCGACGGACTCACGCGGTAGGACGATCATCGGGACTCCCATCGGCGGGTGACGGTGCTGCTGATCCGGCGGAGGCCGACGGTGCTCGCTACTCGGCGGGCTCCGACCGTGGCGTCGACGACGGCCCGGTGCGCGGCGTCGGTGCGGCGGGCTGTCAGCGTGCCCGTGCTCGTCAGCTCGGCGGCCACGGACACGGCGAGGGTGGTGTCGCCCTGCAGGAGGCCAGTGCCCTCGAGCGTGACCATGCCCGCCGTGGTGGGCGTCGTGCTCGCCGTCGTCGCGCCGGCGCCCGTGAGCTCGGCGTCGCTGCGTGTCGCGGGGCGGCCCGTGGCGGCGAGGACACCGAGGCCGAGGAAGGCGGCGGTCGTGACCGCGAGGTTGCCCACGGTCGCCGTCAGCGTCCCGGCGCTGGCGAGGGGTGCGCGCTCGGTCACGGTCGGTGTGCCGGTGGCCGTGAGGTCCCCGTCTGCTGCGAGCGGAGCTGCTGCGGTGGTGGCCGGGGTGGTGCGCGCGGTCAGGGTGCCCGTGCCGGTGAAGTCTGCGTGGACCATCCCGCCCGTCGCGGTGTCGACCTCGAGCACCCCGGTGCTGGTGAACGCGGCGGCCGCGGTCGTCGACGGTGTGCCGGCGGCGCCCATCGCGCCCGTCCCCGTGAGGGCGGCCGTGGTGGTCAGGGTCGGGACGGCGACGGCGGTGAGCGTGCCCGTGCTGCTGAGGGGCGCCGCGGTGGTGACGCTCGTCGTCGGGGTGGCCGTCAGCGTCCCGGCGCCCGTGGTGTTCGCGGCCGACGTCGTGCGCGGGGTGCCCGCCGCGGCGAGGTTGCCCTGCGCGGTGGTGGGCGCGAACGTCGTTGTCGACGGGAGGCCAGCAGCGGCGAGCGTCCCTGCCCCGGTCAGCGCAGCGGTGGCGGTCACGGGTGCGGGCGTCGGGGTGGTGCCGCCGGTCTGGCGGAACGTCGCGGAGCCGGTCTGCGCGGACTGCGGGATCGCGCCGGTGACCGTCCACATGTTGCCCGGGGTGAACGTCGACGCCGTGGTGGTCGTCTGCGTCGCCGTGCCGAGCGTGTTCGCGGCCGCGGCAGGGAACAGGTCGGAGGCGCTGCCGCCCGTCCACATCATGCCGATCGTCGCGGGCGCCGTGTCGAGGCGCATCGCGGTCGCCGAGTACGTCCACGAGTTCGCGGGCGCCGTGACCGAGGGGCTGTCGACGGTCCCCATCGTCGTCTGCCCGGTCGTGCTGTTCAGGCCCGTGGCGGACACGAACGGGTTGGTCGCGTCGAGGCCCGACCACTCCTCGACGACGTACCGGTACGAGGACGACGTGAGGGTCGCGACCGGGGCCGCGTCGCCGCCCGTGGCGAGGCGGTAGAAGACCCAGAGCCCACACCAGCGGTTCGCGGCCGACGCCTTCACTGGGGCGCCGCCGACGGCCAGGGCCCACCCGGACGGCGTCGACACGGTCGGGCCCGTCGCGGCCGTGCCGTAGGCCATGATCGCGAGGATCAGGAGGTTCCCCGCGGTGGGGGCCTGGCCGTAGGTGACGGCGGTCGTGGTGCCGGAGGAGCCGGCCGTGCGCTGTGCGACGAGTGCAACTGCCACGGCGGCCCCTCCCGGCTACGACTGGGTGAAGGTGAAGGTGACCGTCATCTGCCCCTGCGTCGAGAACGACTGCGAGGTGACGGCGATCCCGTCGAGGTAGTTACCGTTCGTCAGCGCCGAGTGCACGCCGGCACCCGCGACCGTGGACCCGGCGGGGACGTCGAACGTGGCGGACGCCGTCGTCGTGCCGTTCGCCGCGGTGGCCCACGTCAGGGGCTTGCGTGCGTAGGCCGGGGAGCCACCGGAGAGCTCGGTACCGGGGTTAGCGCCGGGCACCGTGGCGTAGAGGGCGCCGAAGAGCGCGAGGGCCGCGTACCGGTCGGCGAGCGAGTTCTTCAGGGTGGCGGTCTGCAGGGCCATGGTCGCGTCCTTCGCGGTCGAGGTGGGGAGAATCGAACGGGGCCGCAGGTGCGCCTAGCCGATGAGGGCGGCATCGTGAGCGCTCTTCGGTGGAAACACATCAAGGGCCGTTGACGGCCCCGCTCGAAGAGGATCGGTGCGCACGACACCCCGCTGGTGGGTGTGCGTCCCTCGCAGCCACCGGCCGGTCGTCACACCGGGTTGGGCGGGAGAGGGCGCCAAGAGTTGTGCGTGTGGGTGGTGGCACCGAAGACGAAGCGCGGCCGCGCACCACCCGAGGGTGCGCAGCCGCGCTGTGACCCGGTCGCTTCCGACAGCCGGTGGGTCTGACCGCTCCCCGCGCAAGGGCGACGGAGGGAGGTGTGGGGGAACGACGAAGCCCCCTCGCGGTGGAGGGGGCTTCGTGCTTTCGTCCGTGGAGCGGACGGGTTCGCTGGGGCTATCTTAATCACATCTGAGACAGGCCTACAACCATGCGGGATACGGCGTGTCTGCCTACGTGCCGACGGCAGTCGCGAGGGCCACCGATGCTGCGGACAGTGCCGTGGCGATCGCGACGACGGGGATGGCGTTCAAGTCGAGCGGCCAGGTGAGGGCAATCCCCCAGGCGACCAGTGCGCTGAGGGTGAGCGCACCGGCCGCCATGGCGAGGAAGAGGCTCACGTGCCGACCGCCTGTGTCCCCTTCGGCTTGACCCGCTTCTCGCGCCACAGCTTGAGCAGGTCCTCGGTGTTGACGTAGACGGTCCCGTCGACGGTGTAGGTGCCGAGGCCGCCGACGATGTACCGGTCGAGGGTCCGCGTCGTGATGTCGAGCTCGCGGACCGCCTGCCGCTTCGTCCACCACTCTGAGCGCGGGTCGGCGTGCTCCTCTCGCAGCTCGTGCAGCAGCTCCCGCACACGGCCGTCACGGATGAACGCGGCGGCCGTCTCGGTGTGGCCGCAGAACGAGCACACGAGCTCGAACTCGTCGACGGCGGCCTCGCCCGGCCAGGTCGCGCCGAACGTGAAGCGGTCGCACACCGGGCAGGGGCGCTCGAGGACGCCGCGCTCGGGGCGGGGTGCTCGCGGGTACTTCGCCCGCAGCTTCCACACCAGGTCGGCGACGTCGTCGAGGTAGGCCTGCGCGGAGGCGTGCACGACGATGCGGTCCTGGTGGGTGAGCAGCCACGTGGTGACGAGCTGCATGAGCAGCCCGGCGCCGGCGGGCGTCGTGCCGGCGCGGAACCCGTCGGGCTCGTCCTTCGCGCGCCACTTCACCTGCACGGCGACGGGGGGCTCGGTGGTGAGCTCGCGGGCCCAGTACGACACCCACTCGAGCAGGCGAGCGTAAGCGTCGTCGCTGTCGTCGACGGCGTCGGCGCGCAGCGGCAGGGGGGCGGTCTTCGACGCGGCGCGGGGCATGCCGTCGGAGGCGCCGCCCATGGCGGGGACGACGAGGGTGCGGACGTAGGCGACCAGGCCTGCGACCTCGAGGAGGCGGCGGCGGGCGCGGGCGGCGGCGAGGTGCAGCAGGTCCTCGTCGGTGGGAGTGTTCAGGGTGTCGAGCTCGCTCACGAGCGGTCCTCCTCGATCGTGTCGAACAGGGCTGGCGGGAGGCTGGTCGGGTCTTTCATCGGCGGCTCGGCCATGACGCCGGTCTGCGTGTGTGCGGGACAGAACCACTCGGTCGGTCGGTCTGCGAACGAGCTTGCCGTGCTGGTCCATCCCTCCTCGCCAGCCAGCTCTTTGAGCTCGTCGAGGTTGTTCCACGAGCCGTACTCGCCACCCGACACGTCGTCTGCGGCATCGGCCGCGCACCCGAGGATCTCGCAGCTGATCGTGTAGCCGATCACTTCTTTCACGGGCATCTCAGTTCTCCTTGTTGTCGAAATCGCCGCGCTCGATACGGGTCGTCAGGCCCTCGTAGATCGCGCCGGTCAGCGGGTTGCGGTGCCCCTTCTTCGACCGAAGCCAGGCGAGCAGCTTCGTCCGGTCGACCGGGGACGGGGTGGTGTCGATGGGCGTCGCGCCGCGCAGCTTGTCGTGCACGGGGTCGACCGGGCCGTGCAGGGCGGCTTCGCGCTTGTCGCCGCCCATCAGAAGTCCCCTGCTTGCTCGTCCCGGTACCAGGGGCGGATCGTGTCTGGGTGCACCGCGCGCACGTAGACCTCCGCGCGGTGCCCTTGGTCCCGTTTCCACTCCACGACGGACCGTTCGTCTGCGAGCAAGTCGATGGTGATGCCGCGCGACATGCTGCGGTGGCTATCCACGCTCACCGCGATGAAGACGGGGTGGTCCGCCCGTGTGGTCTTCGTGCCGACGCGCTCGCGCTTCGGCTTCTTCCGGCCCCACATCAGAACGGGGTCTCGTCGTTGTAGGTGGCGCCGCCCTGCGGGGTGGCCCAGGCGTCGCCGCCTCCGCCCGGCTGCGCGGTCGCCCAGGGCTCGGCGGCCGCGGATGCCAGCTGCCCGGTGCTCGCAGCCCCACGGGGCGCCTGGCCGCCCTGGCCGCCCTTCAGCACCAGGGCCACCTTCGGGAACTCGATCACCAGCTTCGTGCGCTGCTCGCCCTCGCGGGTCTGGTACTCCTGCGTCGCCAGCTGGCCGGTGACGATCACCTCGCTGCCCTTCGACAGGGAGGCCATGACGGCGTCGGCGTCGCCCTCCCAGAAGGTCGCCGTGATCCACGACGTGCCGCCGACGTTCTCCCAGCGGCCATCGTCGGTGCGCTTCGAGCGCTGCTGCGGGACCGTGATCTCGGCCACGCTCTTGCCGTTCGCGACGCGACCCTCGGGGTCCTTCGACAGTCGGCCGTTGATGGTGATGTTCGGGTTGCTCATGATGCTCTGCTTCCTGGCCTAGAAGGCCGTGTTGTCGGTCGTGGTCTGCTGCTGCAGCCGCGTGGTCTGTCGTGCCTCAAGGGCGGCGTGCATGAGGGCCTGGCCGAGGTCGTCGGCCTCCTCCGGGGTGAGGGACTGAAGGCCTCCGTCGACGACGACGGTCACGCCCCCGACGTCGTCGCCGTACGCGTCGGCGACCTCGACCTCACGGGTCCTGGTGATCGGCATGTGCTCCTCCTAGAGATCCAGCTGGGTCGACCCGAACGGGTCCCAGGTCTTGTCCTGCAGGCGCGCGAACTGGCCCTGCCACGTGAGCACGACCGTCCCCATCTCGCCGTGCCGGTTCTTCGCCACGACGACCTCGAGGTCGCCCGGCTTCTTCGCGCGGTCGTACGACAGCAGCAGCACCACGTCGGCGTCCTGCTCGATCGCGCCCGACTCCCGCAGGTCCGTCAGCTGCGGGGTCCGCGTCGTCCGCTGCGCCGGCGGCCGCGACAACTGCGACAGCGCGATGACGGGCACCTGCAGCTGCTTCGCCATCTTCTTCAGGCCCCGCGAGAACTCCGCGACGTCCTGCTGACGGTTCTCCTTGCCGCCGCCCTCGATCAGCTGCAGGTAGTCGATGACGACGCCCGCGAGCTTCCCCTTCCGCGCCACCGACCGGACGAACGAGCGGATCTGCGTCAGGGTCGAGATGTCGTCGCCGATGAAGATCGGGGCCTCCTGGAACCGCTGGCGGGCGATCCGCACGCGGTTCCACTGCTCGGCGTTCAGCGTGCGGTTCCGGAGGTTCTTCATGTGGACCTCGCCGTACTGCGCGATCAGTCGGATCTGCAGCTCGTCCTCGCCCATCTCGAGGCTGATGAAGGCGACCAGGCCCTCGTGCGCGAGCCGCGTCGCGCACTGCAGCCCGACGATCGTCTTCCCCTCGCCGGGTCGGGCGCCGACGATCACGAGGTTCCCCGCGGCAAGCCCGCCGATCAGCTTGTCGAGCGACGGCCACGGGGTCGGCACGTACTCGGGCTTCTCGTCGAGCCGGTCAATCAGGGCGTCGATCGTCGTGCCGACGGCGTGCACGTCGACGCGGGCGCCGGCCGCAACCTGCTCGACCTCGGCGCGGGCGATGTCGGCGAGCTCGAACGCGTCACCCTCGGTCGCGAGGCCCATCTGCGCGATGCGTGTCCCCGCCGTGGCAAGGCGCCTCCGGAGGGCGCGGTCCTTGACGATGTCGATGTAGAAGCCGACGTTCACAGCCGTCGGCGGGGTCCCGTGCAGCACGTGCAGGTACTCGACCGAGACCTTCGTCAGCTCGCCCACCCGGCCGAGCTCGTCGGCGAGCGAGATCGGGTCGATCGGGTGGTTCTCGTGCGCGAGACGAGCCGCGGCCGCCACGATGAGCTCGTGCTTCCAGTCGTAGAAGTCGGACGGCTGCAGCCCGTCGAGGACCTCCCAGACAGCGCCGGCGGACAGCATCATGGAGCCGACGACGTACTGCTCGGCGCCGAGGTCGTGCTGCATCACGCGGTCGAGCAGCGCCTCAGCCACGTTCCACCGCCCGGATCCACTCGTGGTCGTCCTGGTGCGCGTCGAACTCCTCGACCGTGACCTTGTGCTCACGGCACCACGTGGCCTTCTGCTCGGCAAGCAGCTCGGCCGTGCCCGACGGCAGGGCGCCGAGGTCGCGGTCGACCTCGACGCGCTTCAGGACGTCGGCCGGCATGAGCTTGCGGGACTCGTCGCGGTAGTGGTCCCGGGCGGCGTCGAGCGCCGCGGCGTAGCCGACGTGTCCAACGAGCTCGTGCCAGACGTTCACCGTGAGCTCGTTCAGCACCCGGCCGTCAACTCCCTGCATCCAGAACACCAGCTGCGCCGTCTCGTGCTTCTCCATGGCCCTGTGCCTCCTTCCGGTACTTGTCGATCAGGGCGAGGCCCTGCTGCTGTTGCTGCTGCCCTCGATCGCCGCCACGAGGCGGCAGAGGGTCGTCGTCCCACCGGCCCGCGTTCAGCCACGTCGCCGGGTGCGGGATGAACCGCGCCTCCTCCCTCGGCGGGAGGTTCGGGTCGGCCGCGAACCGTCGGGCGCCGGCGACGATGCGCTCGGCCGGCGCGACCCGCAGCGCCTTCGCGAACGCCTTCTCGGCCGCCGCCCGGCCCGTGTGCCGCGGGTACGCCTCGTAGAAGGACTCGAACGACCCAGCACCGCTCACGACCACCTCGCCGCGGCTCACCCCCGCAGGGGGTAGGGGGGTCTTCTTCACGGGTTCTTCTTCACTGGGTTCTTCTTCCTCGGCACGTGGTGCCGTTACCTGGCGGCACTGTGTGCCGGAACCGACGTCGCCACGTGCCGTTGGGCTCAGCTCGGTAACGGCACCGTGTGCCGGTACTTCGATCCCGTTCGGGTGGAGCGTGTAGCTGTTGCTCGTGCGGCCGCCCCGCCCGTTCCTGCGCCGCGACTCGACCACCCCGAGCGCCCGCAGTTCGTCGAGGGCGTCGCGCACCTTCCGCTCGCTGCACCGCGCCTCGAGCGCGATCGTCTCGTGCGAGGGGTGGATACCCCCGCGGCCGCTGTGGGAGGCGAGGGCCGCGTAGACGGCGATCGCGTAGGTGCTGATCGTGGTGTCGCGGATCATCCAGTTCGGGACGGCCGCGAAGCCGGGGGTGTCTGGCGTGCCGTAGTCCGTCATCGCCATGGTGTTGTCTCCTTCGGTACTGGTGCCCACTGGCCGGCGTCGTCCAGGAGGACGAGGCCGTGCACGGCGTGCTCGATCGGTATCGCGGTCGGGTCGGCGAAGCCCGAGATCTTGATGCCCCGCCGCAGCGCCTCGGCCTGCAGCTCCGGCTCGGCCTCGATGCGGCCGTTCAGGATGCTGTCGAGCCAGACGACGTTCGACGGTCGGTGCTTGTTGCGGCGGCCGCCGGCGCCGCCCTGACGGTGCTGCGGGACGAGCCGGTCGGACTCCTGGCCGGTCCAGGCGCAGCGGTGGCCGTCGCGCTGGTCGAGTACGGCCAGGAGCCGTCGCGGTGTCGGACTGCTCACGACGCCCTCCGCATCGGCGCGTACTGCGGCCGCGTGCTCGGGAGGCCCAACTCGCTCCGACGCCGGTGCACCGTCGACACCGAGTAGCCGAGCCGGCGGGCGATCTGCACGTCGGAGTACCCCTCTGCGTACAGCGACCGGAGCGCCTCGACCTGCTCCGCACCGAAGATCCGCCCGCCGCGGCCCCGAGAGATGCTGACGTCTGGGGTCGTCACGTCGACCACCGGTCGGACGGGCTTGGTCGTGAGCTGCTTGTGGACTGCCTTCGCGACGAGCACACCGACCGTGGTCTTCTCACGCTTGGCGAGCTGGCTCAGGAACCGGAACTCGGCCGCGGGGATCGACGTCTTCACGTCGACGCTGAAGTCGCCGTTCACGAGACGACCGCGATCGCCCCGGCGGCGATCATCCGGGGCATCGTCTCGCCCTCGAGGAACACCGCGACGACGTCGTGCGGCTGGTGCACGATGACGCGCACGGGCCCGACGACGAGGTCGCCGTCGCGGTCGGGGACCGTGATGGTCTTCCCGATCTGGTCGCCGTTCAGCAGCCCGGCGTACGTCTCTCTCTTGTCAGCCATCTCACACACCTCTGCTTCCGTGGAACGAATCGGCGGCACGACGCGTCGCGTTCTGCGACCGCCACACCTCGATCTGGTTGCGGACCGTCTCGAGCCGCTTCCGCGCCAAGCGCTCGAGCTGCTCCGCGAGGCGGAACCGGAGAGCGGCCGCACGGATCTCGTCCGTCGCCTCCGCCCTCTTGATGCACATCTCCCCGGACTTCTCGCCGTCATCGCGGAACCGGACGACGGCCTTCGCGAGCTCCGTCTCGTACGCGGTCTTCGACTCGGCGAACTCGACGCCCTGGCGGCCCAGGTCCCAGTTGAAGACCCACTGGATCGCGGTCAGCCGCTCGCCCTCGGAGAGCGCCATGGTCCGCCAGAGGGCGTCGACGAGGCGCACGTGCAGGGGGTCCGTCTGGCTCGGGGAGTCGATGCCGATCTCGGCGAGCTGCTGCGCGATCCGCGGGTCGAGCGTGACCGCCTCGACGACCTCACCGGTGGCCCCGTCGACGCCGCTCACGACCGGAACCGCCCCACGTACCCCGTGATGCGGAGGCCGTTCACGATGTCGTCGGCGACCTGCTGCAGCCCCGCCTGGTCTGTCACCTTCGCGGTGTCCTGGACACCGAGCGTCAGGTAGGCGATGAGGTTCGCGACTCGTTGCTGTTCAGCCAGCACGAGCGTTGCGTGCGCGACCGCGGCCATGGCTGCCGACTGAGAGCCGGTCTCTGCTGCGAGCTCAAGGCAGGAACGGGCCTCGTCAAGGTGGTCAGCCACGGTCGTCACCACCCGTCCGCGGCGCCTCCGGCTCCATGCCCTCGAGCGGCGGCGTCTCCTCCTCACCCGGGCGCACGTCGTCACCGTTCGGGATCGGACGCGTCACCCACTCCGCACCGGCCGGCTCGCCCTGCGGCGCCCACGGCTTCTCCGGCTCCGGCGACGGCAGCTCGGCGGCGGCCTCCTGCGACAGCGCCACACCGACGGCCCGCAGCTGCGCCATGAGCTCCGGCGACCGCTCGTGGGCGGGCACCTCGCCCCACAGCGCGTTGATCTCGGCCGTCGACGCCTTCGTGCGCGCCTCCGCCACCCAGTCGCGCCCGGTCGGCTCAGGCTCGACGAGGGCGGGCTGAGCGGGCACCTGCGCGGCCTGCTTCGGCTGCCCCGCCTGGTCCATCTCCTCGGTCGAGTAGAGGCCGGAGAGGTCCTGCGGGAACGCCTTCCGGAGAGCCAGCATCTCGGCGCACTTGCCGAGCATGAGCGCCGGCATCTTCCGCCACATGTTGCCGCCGGCGTTGTAGGCGTCCATCGTCGCGACGGCGACCAGGGGCTCCTTGAAGCCCTCGCGGTAGACACCCACGCGGGCGGCGCGGGGCGGGGCGGCGTCGAGCCACACGTCGACCCACGTGACGCCGTCCGACGTCCACTGCGTCGGCGTCTGGCCGCGGTACTCCCGCGTGCGCTCGGCGACGAGGCGGGCCCCGTCGATCGACACCTGCGTGCCCCACTTGCCGCCGCGCTCGATGCAGTAGATCTGCCGTGCGATCGGGTCGAGGCCGGTGCGACGGGCGTGGAGCAGGAACGCCTCCACGACGGGGCGCGGCGCGAGCCGCTTCTGCGGACCGTTGCCCGTCGTCAGCCCCGCGGCCTCGACGAGCGCCGCCTCAGAGGGGGTCCAGGTCGAGCTGTCGCCCGACGCCGGGAGAGCCACCATCGTTCCGGTCATGCCTTCGTCTCCTTCGTGCCCTTGGCCGCGGTGACCCGCAGCGCTGCCTTCTTCACGACGACCCGCTCGACGCCGTCCTCCGCACGGAACGACGCCTCGTGCGCCAGCACCGCCTTCGCCTCGACGTCGAGCGCGGCGCGCGCCTGCGACGCGTCGTCCTGCGCCCGCTCGAGCCGCGCGTACAGCTCCGGGTTCGCCGCCTTCGCCGCCTCTACGTCCGTGACCAGCACGGGCCGCTCCTCAGCCACCTCCGGCGACCACGACACCCGCGCCAGCGACGACTCCTGCACCACCGGCTCACCCGCGTCGACGCGCTCGATGATCGAGCGGTACGACACCTCCTTCAGCGCCTTGCCCTCCTTCTCCGCCTCGAGCCCGCGGAGGTAGTTCAGAGCGAGAGTGTCGAGCTCCTCGTCGATCTCCGCGACGTCGCCGGCCTTCGCCGCATCCAGCGCCACGAGGAACCCGACGGCGATCGTCTCGAGCTGCTTCGCCAGGTCGGCGTCGTAGTCGAGCCACTCCATGACGGGCACCAGGCCCACGGGCTCCGGCTCGTACTCGCCGTTCTCCCGCTCGAGGAAGACGTCGTCGTGCAGCTCCCACGCGTAGAGGCAGCGGCGGGCCCCGGTGACGCGCATGACCCACGTCATCTGCACCTGGTAGCCCTTCTTCGCCTCCGTGTCGGAGCCGAGCCCGATCGGGTACTTCGACGTCTTGATCTCGGACACCACCAGGGCGCCGTTCACCACGCCGACACCGTCGGGCGAGCCGAGGAACCGCGCGTTGTCGGCCGCGTGGAAGACCCGCGACTCCGGCAGCAGAGCCGGGTAGATCGACTCGATGACGGCGGCGATCACGGGCTCGCGGGTGCGGCCCCACTTGATATAGCCGCCCGTGAGCTCCGGCTCGGGCCCGGCGAGCTTCTTCGCGATGAGGCCGGCGACGGTGATGCGTCGCAGGTAGAGGTCGCGCACCTCGGTGGCCGTGATGCCCTGCGCCCGCTCGGCGAGCCAGAGGTCGCGGTCACGGTCGGAGGCGCCGGCGCGCTGCTCGAGCTCGGCGACGAGGTCCTTCACCGCGGCGCTCACGCGTCCGCCCCCTCGGCGTCGACGTCGGGCAGGTCGAGGGCCGTCTCGCCGGTACGCACCTGGTACGCCGACTGCTGCAGTTCCTTCGCCTGCGCCAGGGCCTCCGGCGACCGGATCGGCTCGATGTGCGTCAGCTTCACGACCGGGTAGTCCTCACCGGACTCCATGTCGTGCGTCTTCTTCGTGACCTTGATCGTGACGATCGCCGTCACCCGGTCGGCGTCGGTGAAGCCGAGCAGCTCCTGCTCGAGGTCGGTCAGGCCGTTCGCGGTGTCGGGGATCTTCCCGCTGTTCATCTGGACGGTCATGCTGTTGCTCCTTCAGGGATGTACGGACCGACGCGCACGACTGCGCCCGGCTGGTCGGAGTAGGTCTTGAGGGCCACGAGCTCGACGACCTGCCCGTCATCGCCCCACGCCTTCGCGTCGGTGACGGCGTCGAAGATCGAGCGGACGAGCTTGTCGAGATCGGGGCGGATGGAGGGCAGGCCCTGGCGGTCGGCCGGGATGCGCTTCGGGGAGGGCAGGCAGAACTCGATGCGCACCGAGAGCGGACCCACGAGCGGGGCGCCGGTGTGCGCAGCGGCCGCCGCCTGGGTGACCGTCTTCCGCCACGGCTTCAGGCCCTTGTTCTGGTCGAACATGAAGGCGTTGCCGCCCCGGACGCCCGCGCTCTTCGAGCCCTGCGGGATCGGGATCCCGGCGACTACGAAGACGAGGCGCGTGACGGCGATCACGGCTTCTGCTCGATGCTCACGAAGCGGAGCACCTCGATGCCAGCGCCCTCGAGCCGGCACCGCTTGCAGCGGAAGACCCGGCGCGAGCCGAGCAGCCAGAGGCGGTGCTCGTCGCAGCACGCGCTGGACGCGCCGCACTCGTTCTTGCAGACGCCGAGCCAGGTCGCCGTCTCGAAGCACTGCTCGCCACGGTCGATGTCGTGGAACGAGCACGGGACGGTCGGCTCCCAGTCGAGGTGCGACAGGAGCGCGAGGTCCTCGTCGATCTCGGCGTTCACGACTCGTCGCCCGCCGTGATGAAGTCCCACCAGAGCGCCACGGCCGCGGCGATGCCGAAGACCCAGACGCCCGTGAGGAGTCCGTCGCCGTGCTCGACGCCGACGCCGATGCGCCAGAGGCCGAGGATGATCGCGATGCCGCCGCAGACGAGGGCGATCGCCTCCCAGCGGGTCACGATCGGGCGCCCGTCTTCGGGGCGTCGAGCCGGTCCAGACGGGACAGCTCGGGGGCCGGGTCCATCGCGACGACGAAGCGTTCGATGAGCTTCCGCAGGGTGCCGCGCCCGGTTTTCGAGCGCGCTCTGCTCTTGATGCTGTTCATGTGGGTGCCCTTGGGGTGAGGATCAGCCGCGGAGTCGGAGCCGCGGGGACCGGGAGATGAGGGGGTGAGGGAGCTACGCGCGACGGCGCAGCGGGATGACGTTCGTCTGCTGGTGCTCGCACGCCGTGCCCCGCACCCAGGCGTCGAGGCACGCTGCCTCGATCCGCCAGGACGCGTTCACGGAGCGCTGCACACCGTGGAGCTCACCGGCTCGGCACGCGTCGGTCACGGTGCGCCAGTGCCGCTGCGCCCGCTCCCCCGCCTGCTTCGCGGTCAGCCACTCGGTCATGACGCGACGGCCTCAAGAGCAGCCTCGACGGGTCGAGGAGCCATGAGGGACGACACCGGCACGCGGAGTGCGAGCGACACGGCCGAGATCTCGTTCAGGCTCAGCTCCTGCTCGCCGTTGAAGCGGCGGAGTGCCGCTCGGTAGCCGAGGTGGAGGATCTGCGCGAGGTCGGTCGAGCCCTTCTTCTGGGCGGCGAGTTCTGCGCGGACGTTGGACGCAACCTGCTCGCGCAGTGTCACTTTGTGCCCCGTCCGAGTCACGTTCTGTTCCATGGGAGACAGTGTGCGTGTCTAGACACGCAGTTTGCAACCCACCCGGGGGGTGAATTGTCTTCTAGGCACGCAAATGCGTATCTAGGTAGACAGATCGTGTCCCCAACCAATACAGTCACGACGTGGCAAGACACCAGGCCCCCGCGCCCACCGAGTTCGCACTACTAGTCGCTGAGGCGATCGACCGAGAGCTCGGTGCGCACCGCTGGTCCGGCCGCGAGCTCGCACGCCAGCTCGGCAAGTCCGAGGGCTACGTGCGCGATCGCCGGAACCGGAAGTACGAGTGGTCGCTGAACGACATCGAGGACTTCTGCCTCGCGATCGGCATGCAGCCCGACGCCTTCATCGCGCGGATCGAGGCCGACGAGATCTTCCGTGCGCGCTTCGCTGGCCGCCCCGCCGCCGTCGTGCCCCCGCGCGACAACGTGACAGAGCTTCACCGCAACGTCGGTGGTCTCGATGAGACTCAGCTCGCCGAGCAGTACGACGAGCTGGCCGCGAACCGCGACCGCAGCGATGAACGATTGGACGACGACCAGGCATGACGACGAGGGGGGCGTACGACCCGTACGAGCACGCCGACCGGTTGGGGATCCCGGTCGTGCACGGCAGGCTCAGAGCGGACAACGGGATGTGGATCCCGGAAGAGCGCGTGATCGTGCTGCGACGCGGCATGCGGCGCCTCCTCGAGCGCAGCGTCCTCGCACACGAGATCGGGCACGCCGCCCTCGGGCACCGCGACGACCGGCCGCGGCACGAGCGCCAGGCGGACATCTTCGCCGCTCGCCACCTCATCGACCCGGCCCGCCTCGCAGACGTCGCCGCGGACCACCCCGACCCGGGGTACTGGTGCATCGAACTCGACGTCACCCCTCAGATCCTCGAGACGTACCTCCGCGACGTCCGACGCACCGCCTAGGAGACACGCATGGCCTGGACCGAGAAGCTGCCCTCTGGCCGCTGGCGAGGCGTCTACCGCACGCCCGACGGCGGCAAGCGGAGCGCCGGCACCTTTGCTCACCAGAAGCCGGCGCTGAACGCCGCGGCCGCCGCTGAGGCCGAGGCCGGGCGCCTCGGCTGGCGCGACCCGCGTGCGGCCGCGGAGACGTGGGGGGCGTGGGTCGAGCGGTGGTGGCCGACTCGCGGCGTGGAGGCGTCGACGCTGAAGGTTGACGCATCGCGTCGGGACCACCGGCTGATGCCGAAGTGGGGCGACGTGCCCCTGCACGCGATCACCCGGCAAGACGTGCGCGCATGGGCCGCGGAGCTCACCGAGGCCGGCCTCTCCCCCGCGACGGTGCAGCGCCACGTCGCGCTGCTGTCAGCGTCACTGTCGGCCGCCGTCGACGCCGAGATCCTGCCGACGAACCCGGCCGCGCGTCTGCGGCTCGGTGGCGGCGAGACGCAGAAGGATCGCTACCTCAGCTCGGACGAGCAGGTCACGCTGCTCGAGGGGCTCGACGGGCTCGGGCACGACGTCGTCGCCGTGCTGCTCTCGACGGGCCTCCGATGGGGCGAGGCCGTCGGCCTGCACGCGCACCGCGTGAACCTCGACCAGGGCTACCTCCGCGTGAGCGAGACGTGGGACGACAAGAACCGGCAGATGAAGGCCTACCCGAAGGGGCGCCGGATCCGGAACGTGCCGATCCCCGAGTGGACGGCCGAGCTGCTCGAGCCGCTCGTGGCCCGGTCCGCTCGGGGGCTCGTGCTCACCGTCGACGGCGACCCGATCGGCTACAACAACTGGCGGAACCGGACATGGGCGCCGGCGGTGCGTCGCCTCGAGCTCGAGCCGCTAACGATCCACGACCTGCGGCACACCTACGCGTCGACCCTGGTGCAGAACGGCGTCCCCCTCGAGGAGATCGGTCGTCTCCTCGGGCACGTGTCCCCCCTGACGACGCGGCGGTACGCGCACCTGGCCGCCACCCCCAGCGCCGCGGTCATGGCCGCCCTCGCGCGCCCGGTCCGTGGGGCAGACGTGGGGCAGGACCCCGCTCCCGACCACTCCAATGTGATCCAGTTCCGGGCCCGCCGCAGCGGCTAG